ATGAAACGGTTAAAAGGATTATTAATTTTGGGTTTAGTTTTTATTTCAACAGTTTTATTAAGTAATACAAAGAGCTTTGCTGCAGAAGTACAGTATACCGGTAATATAATTCCAACTATGACAAATAATACATCACCAAGCGGGATAGCTAGTGCAAGTAGTGTTTTTGCTAGTGATTTTCCGGCGTGGAAGGCTTTTGACAAGAACATCTCCACTAATTTAAATGGCTGGGTTACTGCAAATGGAAGTGTTGCAGGATGGTTAGAATATGATTTTATAGATGCGAAAAGTATAACAAAATATAAGATAATTTGTAGACCAGATGCAGGCTCTAACGTATCACAGTTACCAAAAGATTGGACTTTTGAAGCATATGATGAACTTCTAGCTAAATGGGTGGTTTTAGATACACAAGCAAATATTACAGATTGGAATTATCTTGTTAAAAAGGAATTTACATTTTCTAATTCAAACTTATATAAAAAATATAGAATAAATATAACTAATAATTGTGGAGGTTATGCTTATACAGCGATTGGTGAATTAGAAATGATGGAAACTATACCATCACCGACAACGCTCTCCGCAACAGCTATTAATTCTAATGCAAATTTATCTTGGACTCCTGCAGTAAATGCTCAATACTATAATATAAAGCGTTCTCCGAATCCAGAAGGCCCTTTTGATACTACTATTGCTACAAGTTCAGCAATAAATTTCACCGATAAAAACCTACAACCTGGAACATATTATTATGTAGTTAGTACTGTAATATCAGGGAAGGAAAGCGCTAATTCTAATGTGGTTTCAGTTACAATACCCGATGTGACTACACCTCCAGATCATACCGGTAATACTGCCACTCTTATTTTAACAATGACTAATGGTGGAATTAAGAGTTATGATTTAACAATAAATGATCTTGACTCCTTCTTGACTTGGTATGATAAAAAATCTGATGGAACAGGAAAGTCTTACTATATCATCAACAAAACTACAAATATAGCTCCTTACCTAAGTATTAAAGAATATGTATCATTTGATAAAATTTCAAGTTTTGAAGTAAAAGAATATAATCAATAAAAACATAGCCCGGACGTAATTGTCCGGGCTTTCTTATTAAAAAAGGACCATCTCTATAGTTACCAGAAACGGCCCTTCCCCTCATTCCCAATTATATCCACTTTTATTAAATTAGTCAATATATTTTGGAATAATTCCATATTTATTTTACTATGACAATAATGTTTTAAGTGCCGTGGCTCCAAGTTTACCATTAGTGCTCCATTTATTAGCCTGCCGGAACTTATTCACGGCATCGGTTGTCTTGTCCCCCCAAGCTCCGTCTGTGGTCAATCCAGCGCCTGTTTTACGATTAAGAGCAATCTGTATCGCCATTGTAACATAAGGGGTTGCATGACCAAATAAAAAGAGATCTTTAAAATCACCCTTTACCTGGAAGTGTGGACTATCCTGGAATGTTGACCAATTAACCCCCGCTTCAAACCCGTATTTAACCATGGTATTTATAATTATTTGAGTCTGTGGATCCTTCACATTCCAGATAGCTTTCATCTTTTTATTTACAAGACGTTGAGGCACCACATCAACTGCTTTGTGTTCTGTATGTATGCTATGGAGAGTGGATGTTTCTTTAATCGCATTTAGATCACAATACTTTTCTGCGAAGGGTTTGCTTATGCCAGCTGCTACGCATTGCGCTACTGTCCTATGATGGCAATAAAGATAATTCTGCCGTTCCTGCGGGCGGTATGTCTCAACCACCAAGGGATTAACCCCTTGACTCCGAATTTCGGCAAGAGAGAGCTCCAGCATTACTCTTACCAGAGGATTAAGTTCGTTTAGATCCTTACATATTTTTGTTACATCCATGGTGTTATTCCTCCTTCTTGCCGTCTTTATCTATTAAGTTACGCATTGCTTCATATAGCCCTGTGCTTGCCAGACCACTAATCATGCCGCCAAGGATCACAGCTGCATTAATATTTCCGATATTCATAGCTGCATTAACAGCCGTACCGATTACCAGCATTGTTACAGGTATGTATTTATTATCGATAAAATCTAAGCTTGTCTTAATGACATAACCTATACAAAGACAAATACCCAAAACCACTAAATTGATGTAACCAGATAAAAATGATAGATCCATAATATTACCTCTCTTTCCCGGACTACTCGTCCATAACACGTTTATAGTTATCAATGACATCTAATCTTTTATGAGCCTGCTTAGCGGACTCCTCCACCCGGATAATTCTTTCCCTGTCCTCTTTAATATCATTTTTCACATTGGACAGTTCGGATTTTATTTCCGTTATACCGTTACCGATGTTTTCAAGCTTAACAATCACGGTTGTCAGTTCAGCCGTGTCCTGTTTGGTATCAGTTTTTTGATTTCTTTTAAGATTAAAAATACCGGTATATATACCAAATACCATGGAAAGACCGGAAATTAATAAAGCTACTTCTACTGTCATACATCACTACCTCTCAATCTAAAAATAATAAGGAGCGCTTTTACACGCCCCCCTAGTGGTAATATAATCTTACTTTTTAGCTTCCAACGGATCACCGTATCCATCAAGACCAAGCGCGTTAAGCTCTTCCAAGACTGCCGGTCTTAAGTTTTTCGGTACCTGGTCTATTGTCCTGATCTTATGTATAATTAATGCCACATAAACGTCTACCATAATTGTTACACCACCTTCCCATAATGCTTTAATAATGCTTAACGATTGAAACAGCCTATTTATCATACGGTTATCCCGTCTGCTGCTAACAATGCCCTGACGGCTTCCTGGTGTTCCTTGGGTACCTGCTTGAATGTCCTCCGTCCGGACTTCACAAGCATATAATATACTTTTTCCATGTTTCCTCCTAAGGTAGAAATGGCAGCACTGTCTCATAGGTTTGCGCCATAGCTTCTAAAACCATTAAATTCAATTCCGTATTTGACTCCAGCTTGGAACTAAGTTCAGTTTGTATTGCTGTTAATTTTTGATATAATTCTTGTATTAAATCAATCGGGATATCTTCAAATACCGGAACGTTAGGAGTTTTAGAAGTGTCTACGCTGGTAATTCTCTTTCCTTCTGGAATTTCGACTTTAATAAATTTTAAACCTATCGGATCCTGAACATTGCCGTTTGCCTGATAATAAATTTTTCCTGTGTTATCATAAATTACTAAAGTATTCATATAATCATCCTTTCTTTTTATTCTATTGCTGTCCAATGATAAACTAACCCACCTGTTAAAGTTGGCATATTAAAACCAGTTGCATTTACATAGGCAGCTCCTTGTAATTTAAATCCACTTATCTGTTTTGTAGCAAGACGGACTTGACTAAATCCTGCAAGTATTTTAATTCCATATGAATCCAGTCCAACACCATTCGCGTTAAATATTACATAAGGATTACCCGTAGCAGGGTATTCGTAAAAAGCCATGATGTAGGAAGGCTGAAAAGTTAATCCTGACACAACAATCCCGTAAGCAGTTATCGTGGTACCATCACCATCAAAATATGTGCCACCACTATTAGATGTTGTGGTTCCACTTGCAGACCTTTTCCCAGTAGTAGCACCACCGGAGACACCGAATATTGATTTACCTGATAAAATATTTTGTGGTACTAAATCCGGTTCTAAATGTCTTACCCAATTTATTGCGCCCGTATAAAATCTTGCGTTAGGTATCTGCATATATGCATAATTTAAGCCATCACCCGAACCAGCACCAACCGTTTGAGTAAGACATGGTATTTGGTCTGCGTAGTCAGGAGATTGTGTAGCCATAGAACCTATTATTTTCGAACCATTTTTGTAAGCAGTATAACCATTTATTAACTGAGTTCCATCAATTATTGTAGCGTCTGCTGTATCAATGACACTACTCTTACCGGCAACCCCATATATATTAACGCCTGCCTTAATATTACCAGTTACTAAATCAGGGTCACCAGCAACCACCCCACTCCCATTGTGATAACCTTGGGGGATTGCTTGGTTAGCTGTCCCTGGAGTAATGTTTATAGCTCCACGGTTTGTCATGGTACCGGTCACCTTGACCCCTTTAACATATGCGGTCATACCTGCCAGTATCTGTTCTGCTATTACTGTAGCGTCCTCAGTATCAACCCCAGTCTTTATCTGTCCTATAGCTGCCGCAAGCTGCGTAAAGGTTGCATCGGTTGGTATGGTTACATCCGGATCCACGCCAGTAATGGCTGCCTTAATAGCTGTCTTACCATTACTGGCTGACTGAAAAGCCTGGTCTGCTTTATCCTGGGCGGTTTTTAATTCGGTATCAATCTTTTCCATGTTTCCGTTAAAATCACCCACGTTATAAAAGTCATTTTCACCCGGCAACGTTAATCCGTAATTTGTTGTTTGTTCTGCCATTATATAATCACATCCTCTCTTAGCTGCTTATGAGTAAATTCATTTAACTGCTTATGGGTAAATTGCTTTAGTAACTTATACTGGTTATACAGTAAGATTAAATCAATGATAAGATTCATTGGTACAACGCCCTCTAAATAACTTTTTACGGTATCGTACATAGATTTAGCAGTTAAAGCTATCTTTACAGTTAATACCTTACTGGAATAATCCAGAAATAATTTATAACCATTTTTACCACAGAATGTAGTTAGGTTCTGCTCTAACACGATTCTGGTATAAGGCAATTGTTTATTATAAAGTGCCAATATCCGGAATCGCCTGTCTTCCAGGGTGTCGGTTCCTTTCGGTATAATTCCAAGCATAGATTCATAACGCTGTATCGCCTTTTCTGTAGTGGAAATGAACTGATCCTTATATAAATCTTCAATTGCTGTATTAAGTGTCAAATTTTCCGTATCATTTCCAGCCATAAGGACCTTTATTTCCTTTATTTCCTGCAACACCGGGGGTAGATAGTTAATTGTCTGCATCTATGCTCCCCCTTATTGGTATTTGGTTATTTGGCAGGGTTAAATTACTTGCCGCACCATTTAATTGTGTCCCGGTTATATCCAATATTCCTATTATATCAAGTAGTTTTGACTCTAACTGCGCAATACGTACAATCAAATTTTCTGTACTTTCCCAACTCTGGGACAGAGACAAAAAATAATTATCTATGGCAGTGTTAACCGCCTCTGATACATCTTCCCAGACATAACCATCATCCAAAGTAATAGTAGTAGTTATATCAATGGAAGTACCGGAAACGCCTTGAATCAATACGATATGACCAATTGGAGCCATTCCTACCCCGTCCCCGTCCTGGGTCGGGTCTATGGTCTCCTGGACCGTTGCTATTAGCTCAGAACTTGGCGCACCATATTCACTGTTAATAATAATTGCCTTGACGTTATATGCTTCACCACTTACCCGGTAAACCTTGGCGCCGCCCACTCCATTGATTGAGGTTATCTTATCTATGTAATCAGCCTGATTGCCGCCAAATGCCAAGCTGCTAAAGCTATTAAAATATCGTATCCGGAAAGATTCTGTCTCTTCCTCATTTTCACCAGGTATCAATAATTCAGTTAGTTCGGAGCTTTCTAGCCCTTCAATATATTCAATCGGTATCAATTCCCCGAACTTTTTATTGCCATCTGTACCGGGTGTTTCACATTGCATTTTATAGATTCCGGTATCAATTTTCTCGGTGGCAATATAATTTAAGTCACCAAGCGAAAACCTTGATTCAAGTGGAATATCTATGTTAAAAACCCCTCTAAGCACCGCATAGGTTGCTTCTTTGGGTTTCATGCCTCTTTCCTTGGCTCTTAGGATCAGTTCTTCCCTTGGAGCGGTATCCGCAAACGTGTTGTTATATATTGTGTCAATTGCGATATAAGCCTCTGCAAGCTCCCAGGCTTCCGGAGCAATCGCACTATAAATCAAACTGCCTTCGCTTACATCAACCCCGGAAGGTTTCACCCGATCAAACATTCGGCTTAAAATGTTTTCATAGGTATTGTTTTCATACATTAATTTCAGCCTCCCCATAATCTGTATTTATTGTAAAGTTACCGGATAATTTATCATCATTCAGTGCTATGCTTATATTACTGATACTTTTAATATGCGGATTCACCGTTAAGCACTCTTCTATGACGCGAGGTATCTCTGTATCGAGATATTCCTGTGTAAGTGATTGTCCTATCATATCTTCAATTTCACAGCCATAATCCCAGCTATAAATGTCATGCCGGTACCTGGTGGTGTTTATTGCAAGGAAAGCCCACATTTTAATTGCTTCCAGTCCTTCCACCAAATTTCCGGTTAATTGTCCGGTGCCAAAATCTATCTGATATTCTTTTGGTATGTTGTACTCTTCTGTACTTTCATTTTCGGCTGCCACAAAAGGGAAACTCATGTACTCACCAACCTTTCAACGATGATATATTTATCCTCATTCAGTTTTAAAGCTAAAACAATATCCCCTTTATCAAGTGGCTCTATATAAGCGTCAACACCTTGATATCCGGTTATTAAATGCTCTGAAAATAGTAAATCATCAGAAGTTAATTTAAGTGCATTGATCTGACAACTGTTAGTGCTTAACATTTGACCCATATATATGGTTTGCTGCTGCACATTGTTCAGTCCTTTAAGGCAATCAATTAGTTTTTCATAAGGTCTATCACTCATTTTCTGCCTCCTGCGCATCCATAATATTCCGAAAAGTTAAATCCAGGCTCATGGTATAGACTCCGCTCTGCCAGGTGTGGGTATCCGTATCTATCCAGAAATTCCCCCACAATCCGGTTATAGAGTCTCTTATTTTAACTCCATAACCGCTTATGCATTGAACATTTCCCAATGCTTCTATACTTGCTTCCTGCGTGATTCCTTTTATCAAACTTTTTGCTTTTGTTAATTCATTTACGCCGTCTTCTTTTGTATAGATATCTTGAAAAATCCCGTAAAGGTTAATCCATTCTTCATTTTTTGCCTCACCAATCTGCTGCCCTTTATCATCATAGATTTTAACCTTATTCACCATGCTATCAAGGGATTCTGAGTAATTACTTGATGTGATATTGTAATCATCCTGAAGGTAAAACCCTTCCACGATTTCACCTTTTTCTAAAACGTTCAATTTTCTTCCAATCATAAGAGGCATATACTTCTTACCATTGGAATGATAAGCTTTCGTATATGCCTTCATGATAATATTATAATAACTTTCTGAGTCTACCAGCATCTTACTGATTGGCACCTTGGTTGTTGCTATCGTCCCAACGCTAATATTTAAGTCATTGCAGACAACGGTAGTTATTTTTTCTGGGGTTGTATTTTTAAATGGGTACGTTCCATTGCTTTTTAACAGCCGGTTTAAATCATCGTAACAACTATAAGTAATCGTCCCTTGGCTGCTGACTCTTTCCCTGGTATATACCATAGCATCGATTAAGAGTGTTTTATCATCTGTATACAGTTTAAGCCTATCTCCTAATTCAATATCAATGTTTTTAATGTTGTTGTCCAGTGGACTATATAAAACCGTTATTTCCAATTGTCTACTTGCCTGGCTTACGGATCCACTCCATGTAATGGTTGATACAAACGGGGTGATGTCATAGGTTGTATTCTGCTTATCCCACTTAATAATCATCACATCACCATCCTGACCTGCTGCCCCGGTTTCAAATTATTGGGGTGTGAAATCTTATTCTGATTGATAACTGCTTTTGAATTGGATGAACTACCAGTGGCTTTTTTCACAATTTTAGAAATGGTATCGCCTTTTTTTACAGTTACTACCGTTGTCTTAACTGTTTTGGTATCCCTGGAGCTTACCGGCTTTACTATTTTAGTCGTTGTTGCAGTGATCTTACTATTTGCTTTGGCAACTAATTTCGGTACCCGATATTCTTTTAGGTCTAAGGAATAATAAATATCCCCAGTCCCGTCCTGCTCTGAATAGGTAAAATTTTCAATTGTCATGAGTAGATTAATACCGGTTCCTGTAATTGTCAGACGTACCGGATTATCCATCCATGATTTAATCAACTTTACACAGTTTTTAGGGGTAGGAAACCCTTTATAAGCAATAAAACTATAATTTTTGTTCGGAAAGAAGGATGAAATACTGGTCGTTGCCAAGGCTTTTTTTCCGATAATATTTACTTCACCGAAATTTGCAATATCGACTGTTGTATTTTTAAAAGGCTCCGTAAACTCATATCCATTTGGAAGGACTGGAAGCCTGATCCGTTCTGACCCTTGTTTTAGCCATATTTCCATTATGCAAAGACCTCCCCTCCGCCGTTATCTACAATCTTTTGTAATTTATCTGCTAGTTTATCTATAAATGTGTCCATATCCGCATTGTTGTGAAATTCGATTTTATCCGCGAGCTTATTAATAGTAATGCTTTTTGTTGCATTCTTTGAACCTTCCTGCCTTGCCATCCGAACAGATTTGTCATTCGGATATACTCTGGTTCCTCTAGGCAAGTCCATGATTTCGCCGCCGCGATCCTGTGTGACAGCAAGACCACCCTGCCAATTTGATGTACCCTTTGCCAGTAATGGGATAGAAGGGATATTAAACCCTATTGTTTTACCGCCAATACCAGGTACCCAATCCGGCACGGATATTTTCATGGAGTTTAAGGCTTCTGGAATCTTATTAATACCGCCGATCAGGAAATTAATAAAGGATTTAAACCCTGTCTTAACCCCATCCCAGATACCTCCAAACCATTCACCGATGCCGCCGAATACTCCTTTGATATACCCCCATAATTCGGCAGCTTTTGCTTTCACGGTATCCCAATTTTTATAGAGTAATACTCCGACCGCAATCAAGGCACCGATACCCAATACTACCCATCCGATAGGGGAACTTACAAAGGCAAAATTTAACGCTTTCTGGGCTGCTGTCATTAACCAAGTACCAGCTGCTGCCGCTTTGTTTGCAACATTGACAGCAACGGTTGCAACTCTATTCTTAATCTTGGCGGCTGTTTCTGCTGCCGTGGCTACGCGAGACTGTACTAATGCCACCTTGACCTTAATGTTTTCAGCAGTAAAAAGCTTCATGAATTTAACAATACTCTTCGTATTGCTGATTAGCTTTCCGACACCGGTTGTAAGTTTTCCGATTATGAGTAGACACGGACCGGCAGCAGCGACAAAACCAACTACTTTTAAAATCGTATTCTGCTGTTCATCGGTCAGGCCGCTAAACTTATTAATCAAACCATTGACATTCGTAATAAGCTTTGTTCCCATTGGCAGTAATTTCTGTCCAATATTTGCTGCTTGCTCTTTAATGCTTTCCGTTAAAATGCGCTGTTGATTGGCAGCCCCATCACTGGTACGTGCAAAGTCACCCTGAGCATTTTTAGCCATATCCATGACATAATTATATCTTAGCTGTACCTTTTCAGCTTGTGACATGTCGGCATACTTTTGTTTGTATCCTTTGGCAAGTGCATACTCCTTTAAAGTAGTATCAGTCATGATAATACCTAAGCTTTTTAAACTTTCACCTTCACCGGTAAATACGCCTCTTAATGCGGTATTGGCTGTGTCAATGGATATATTCTTAAAAGAAGCCAGGTCCCCGGCTAAACCAACCAAGCTTTGTGACATTTTAGAGGCTGTTCCTGTTCCGAGTCCCATGCCGGTAGCCATGTCTCCATAAGTTGCAGCCATATCTAAGGCAGTACCTTTCGCAATACCGAACTTTTCAAGGGTGGTATTCGACCAATTTTTAATCTCTACCGAGTTTCTTCCAAAAGCAACGTCTACTTTATTCATACTTTCATCCATATCACTGGCCGCGTTAAAACAAGCGATTCCTGCTGCCACTACTGGAGCAGTGAAGCCAATTGACATTTTTTCTCCTGCATTAGTAAAGTGTTCTCCTGTTTTCTGAATCTCTTTACCTAGCCGTTTTGCCTGCTTCTGTCCCCGTTCCATGTTTTCAACTGCTTTATTGAATGGAGAAGTAAACTTATCGACGAATCTTAAGGTTGCATCTACTACTTTACTCACTCTGTGCCTCCTTTCTCATATCTTCCATCTCCCGGTACATAAATGTACTTACAATATGCTTTTCCCCGGGTCCAAGTTTCTTATAAGTATGAGGCATGACATGATGAAACCGGAAAAGCAGGTACATTAGCTGTACTTCCCCCACTTCTTCGATTTCATCATAGATTAGTTTTTTATTTCTTCCTCTGCCTCCGCTTCTATAAATCCGGATATTTCTGCAATCTTATCGGCAACCGTAGTTAATTCAATGCCTTTGAATAGAATCTCGACAAGGTCCTTCGGGGTGGCTGCGCCAAAGTGTTTTTGTAACTTATCATCTTTTAAATTCGGTTCCAGGACTCCTTCCAGTACCACTAACTTATTTACCTTCCTGGCCTGGGAAACATCATATCTGCCTTTCTTATCAAATAACATTGCTTGTATCTCCTGCATGCGGTCTGAATCTACTTCCTGAACCTTAACAATAAAAGGCTCCCCGATTAACTCAGAAAGCCTTTTAATCTCAATCGCTGCTGTTTGTTTTTCCTTATATTTCGCGGCATCCAGTGCCAGCAATTTTTCTGTTAAACTCATAATATCCTCCTTAAATTAAGTCAAGCGGCTCCCAATCCCGGAAGGTAAAAGCCATGCTATCCTCTAAATTCTTTTTCAGTTCCCAATCAGCCAAGGTTAACTCTGTAAACACGCATCCGATTAACTTTACCCGTTCGCTGCCTAAACTTGATGGATCATCCAGCTTTGATATGATAGTAAATTCTGTCTGGATTCCTTTTTTCATATTGGCACTTAACAGTTTTATAAATCTGGAGCTGATTTTATTCATTTTGAGAGTCCCTTTGCACTCTAGCCCGGTAATTTTGGTTCCATCTATCAGTTGTCTTACTTGGCTTATCGGTTCGGTTTTCGGTGTGACCTTGGCTTCTAATCCGGTTACCTCTGATATGTAATCTGAATCCAGCCAAACCTCCCCCCAGGTACCGTTAATTACCTGTTCCGGTTTATATCCCATCTAAGATTCCTCCTTAAATATTGATAGGCAATACAATTTCTTCAATCGCATCCAGGATGGTAATAGACGCTTTGAGAAATACCTTATCGTCAGTGTCGTATATTTTTACTTGGTAATCTGTCATATCGTCCGTAGGAACGCCGGAAGATTTTAAATAATTCCTTTGCGTTGGTACATCTATCTCCACGGTTGCATTTGACAAAATTCCATCTAATATAAGCTGCTCAAAATATCCGCCGATAGCGCTTATCAGAAGGCATTTATTATCATAACTATTTGAGAATTTTCCCAAATAACTATCTTGAGCCGTTTTGACAATATCATCATAAATCATGTCCATTGCTTCTACGATCTTGATTTTCTTGAACTGATTTCCTTTGTCGCTTGTCGTTGTTACAAAGCTGTTTACCCCTCTGGCGACTTTTACCTTTTCCCCGTCATAGAAAATAAAGAATTTTCCGGTATCTACGGCAGTATCCATCTGCGCCTTTGTCAGCCGATCACAGTCAGTTACTTCCGGAAGCGGAGCATAAGTACAGGCAATCGTTAACGGAGTTCCGGCAATCAGACCAGCAATCCGGGCGCAATATTCTTCTGTGTTGTACTCGGCATCCTCTGTTATAATACTGGCAGTAGCAAAATTAATAATTCCTTCGCTGTCTGCTGCTGTATTTGGGAGTACGGCTTTGCACTTCTTGCCATTATCCCTCATGGATTTGACCCAGCTTGCTACGGTTGCGGTTTTTCCATCTGTCGAAACTGTCGGGACTGCAAGATAGTCAAACCGTTCGATTTCAAAATAGTTAAGGGCTTCCGTATACTCGGTTGCTTCCGTATCCAATATGTAGCATATTACTTTTTTCGGTGCATTCTGATAACCGATAAGGGATAGTTCTATCTGCTTTTTATTCGCTTCGCTTAATCCGGAAGGAATGTCCGTAATGCTTAATACGGTAAATGGATTCGTGTCTGGTACAGTATCTTTCAGGATTAAGGCAACGATACCTCTTTCACCTCTTGTTATAGCCTGTACTGCCTTTTCCGTAAAACTTACGTTTACACTTGGCATACCCATATTATCTACCTCTTTTCTACTGTTAAATTCATTGTATTTGCTGTTGTTGTGTCTGTATTTCTTTCTACTGTGTCAAAAAATTCAATCTCAATGGAGAGCTGCAAGGTATCTGTAAATTCCCCTACAAAATCATATCCGAAATCAGTAACATTAATAAACCGATCATTGATAGCCAGTTTATAACCAAATAATTCTTTGATTTCATCAATTTTTTTGAGATTGTCCAGGCTTTTATCCTGACCGGATTTATCAGTAAAGTATGTTATCATGATTGTATAAGCGCATTTTTGAAAGTTAATGCTTTCATTTGATATGGAACGTGACCCGATGTCAACAAAAAAAGAAGGCTTATCATAGCCCTCAATAACTTCATGTCCATATGTCTTACAGTCGGTATACCTATTTTTAAGAAGCCGATTAACCGCTGCAACAATATCTGTTATCTTAATCATAATTTACACGCTTTCGTAATGTCTGTAAGCAGCTTATCCATTTCAAACGGCATTACATATTCGGCATATTTTATACGCATCTTTTTCACGACATAATTTCCTTTTACCCAGCCTTTGGATTGACCTCCTTTTGTTATCTGATGCCCATTTTCCACGAGGTGAAATATCTTTGACTTAGCCGAAAAATCCACTTCCATATTTTCGTTATATCCTCTGGTTTTTCCGATCGTAAACCCCTGTGTCGTGGTAAGCTTATTCTTTGTTCTGACATCATCGTTTTTTATAACTTTCTTCTCTTCCTCAATAACGTCCTTTCTGAAATTGATTGTTATTCTCCGGAGTCTTTGTTCTGCCATATCGGGATATAGGCGTATAGCCTTAGTTAAATCTTGCTGTAGGTCTACAAGACCATCTATATTAAAATCCATATCACTCAAACTTATCACCTACCATTTCCGTACATACAAACTGTAACATTTCGTTATTTTCCCGATAATTAATTAATGATTCAATCTTAAATTTACGGTTCTTAAACTTTATTATCATATCTGCCGTAATATCAGAAAAATACCGTGTAAATATTTTATAGGTTAATTCATTCCGGATGCGCTGCGCCTCAAGGTATTCTTTGCCGGTTGTTGGTTCCACGGAAGCCCAGACCGTCTTATAAGGTATCAGTTTCTGAATGTTCTGACCTATCTCATTTTCATACGGCACACCGTTTTCATCTTCATCTTTAAGTTGCATAAAGGTTACTCTTTTATTTAACCTGTTTATAATCATGTCAGATCACCCGTATAATCTTTTGACAGACATAAATGAATTTTCAGGCTTTCATATGCATCCCTGTATCTCTGTGATTCCTTATCATCTGAACTAAATTCAGATTTACAGAAACTTTTTACGGCCCTTAAGATTAATGTATCATCACTTTTCGCCTTTGTCTGTGACACTCCGCTAAGCACCATGTCAGATATACATGCATCTATTGTATCCTGAATATCTTCATCCATTGAATCATCATCGAATTTCAACGCTTTTCTAATTTTATCTAAAGACATGGAATCACCAACCTTAACTAAGCTTTTTAGTCTGCTTTTCTTTACTTTTCACTTGTTTATTTTCTGCTACCGTATTTATATTTTGTGATTCTTCTTTAATAGCCTCAATTAAGATGCCAAAAGAGGTCGAGTTTATTTCCTCGAACCTCTTTTCAGTAACATTGAATATATCGCCTTTTCTTCGCATAACCTTTTCAATCATATCGTTAAACTGTTCTAATGCTTGTACCTTCATTAGCTACCTCCTTATACGGAAGCTGAGTTTTTACCGTATACAAAAGAATCGGGTTGTGCAGCTCCGCTAACAACGGCATAAGCCGTGTAGTCATTAATTCTGCTCTTTCCGCTTATGTCTTTCGTGATTGAAAAGGCTTCATTGGTATTGAATCTATAGAATCTTGAATTACCGATTATAAATTCACCGGCATTAAGGTATGGATCAACCTCAACCTTATATGTAGCCACGGAATTAATTCCACCGGCATTAAGCGGATTGTAAATAAAATTACCGTTTTTATCGCGCATGAATGAAATCGTTTCAATGATATCCTGCGCAACATATATCTTGGCGCCGATTTTCTTTTTCTTCGGAAGTTTCTTTAATCCTGCCTCAATTCCACCCAATATATCAGGAACATTTCCCTCCAGTGTACCTATTGTGTAGGTTCCATTAATAGCATTCTTGGTAACTCCGGTTAATGTATTGCTTCCGTCACCATAGAATACCTCTGTAACCATTTTTTCTGTAACCTGGTCCGCCAGCTCCTTGGTAATGTACTCGATAAAGCCATCAACGGTCATTGCTTCCAATTTCCATGTAACTCTGATTGTCTCTGATACTTCAAGAATCGTAAGCGTTAACTCAGCCCACTCAATCTGCCCGTCTTTGTTTGGAGTACCTTCTACCTGCTTTTCAGCCCCGGAACCGTCCTTACGATAAGGAAATTTGATATACCCTGCAACACCTGTCTTTGCAATATCATTAAAAAATGGGGAAGCCAAGGAAAGTTGATTCATTAATTCAAGGCTCACATCCTCCGGAATGAAAAGACCACCATTATTTACACCGTCAGCACTGGAAGAAGCGGCGGTATAGGTTGTAGCTGTAGTAGTCAAGGCTGTTCCTAATGCTCTTTTTTCAGATTCATTTAACTGAACACACATCAATGTTTTTGCCCAAGCATTTCTGTATTCCTTGCTTTTCAATACATTTTCGCCTGTAAGTTCGCTTTTTCTCTTCTCCTCTCCTAATGTACCCATAGGGATAACCACATCTGCACCCTCCATCCCTGCAATTCCTTCAAGTAATGCTCTTCTTTTTTCAGCCTTTTCTATAAGACCTTTTCTTTCTTCTTTTAACTCTCTCACTTCTTTTTCGAGTGCGTCAATATCAACACCTTCCTGACCAAGTTCCGCCTTGATTGCAGATAACCTCTTATTAATTTCTTCTAATGTTCTCATACTAAAAATCCTCCAATTCAATTATAAGTTGTAATAGTTTTTTTCTACGCTCTAACGACTCCCGTTTCTCACCTTCAATCACTCCGTTTAAGTAAGATCGAGCGGATATTTCAGTGCCATCATTTGCTGGTATGCTTACGGCAGACACATCATATATTTTCTTAAATTTCTTTATAGTCCGGGTCCTAGTATCCCGGTTATACTCTTCATCAGCAACGGTAAACGAAAAAGACATTCTTGTAACTAGCTCATTGCTGATTTCTTCATAAAGCTCTTTCGCTGCTGCCGATTTACTTAAATCAGCACAAATAAATAAGCCGTCATTGTCCGGCTCTGCAATCAAGGTTTTATTAGATTTTCTGGCAAGTACTTTGCCTTCATGGTCATATTGCAGTATTACATCTGACATATCCGCCCCAATAAAGGCGTTTCTGTCTATTACCTCATAATATTTAATCCCGTCTATCTCATAGAGCAGATAAGGATTAAATGTTGTTGCATATCCCTCAACATAATAATCACTGTCAATCCTCTTTTGCTGTGTTTGCGGTGTCAGCGGAAGGAGGCTCCTGTATTCCCTGTCCTTGGTCAGTGGCAATGTTCTCAACCCCTTTCGTATCATTTATAGTACTTATTTCAGCATATTCACGCCGTATATATCTCTTGTCCCCATTCTCAACGTGAGCCATGTTCCATATATCCATGACCTGGTTTGTTGTAAGGATTCCTCTATCAAATAACTGGCTGGATACCTGTAATTTAGTAGTATTAGAAGCATATTGTAATCGGTTTGCTGTAAATATTACTGAATTGTCAAAAGCTAACTCTTTTTGAGTATATAGCATATTGGTCAATACAAGACTTAACTGCAATGCAAAAGGCTCAATTTCGCCCTCATAATAAGCATTCCACTTATTTTCATCATACTTATTTTGCAGAATATCTTCGTTTGTTCCAAAATAATTAAATACATTACTTTGAATAATTTTCATCTGTTCCGCATCTACTATGAACGGCTTTGAATCAATCTGCTTAACATCGGCGTATTTATTATCAAACATTAAGACACCGCTCTTATTATCTGCACTAAGGTTTTCTTTTGAAAAAGCTTCTTTCTCCTTTTTCATATCATCAGGATTAAGTACTTGTGCCAGTCTTGCCATAAATCGTAATGTAGCAGATTGTTTTATTCCCTCGACAATCCCCTGCTTCTGTATGTCCAATAGGTTCATTGTTGGTGCCAGAGCCGCATTTCCATCACCGAAAAAATCATTCTTATATTGATACCTTGTTAATATACCAGCCCGACTATATTCAATGGCAGCTTTTTGGCCATTGCTAAAATAATATCTAAGCCAAGGTTCTCCGGACACCTGTATAACTTCTGTTCTGTTTGGCAACAGTGGATAAAAACCAATTATCGTTTCATAATCCTTTGCATACAATGGCACGATAAAAGCCGTTGTATTTACCTTAAGTATTGTCGCAATCCGATATAGGAATTGGCTTGTATTCATCCAGGGGTTGGGCTTGTACTGCAATATTTTTTCAAGGTTTTTATATGCATTTCCTTGAATCTCCGGTTTTAATTTGCTGCAAAATGTGGCATATCTGTCAATAGCTGCTCGTGTAAGCTCCATTTCATAAATCCCACCCTCATATGTCGTGAATGATGGCATATAAGCATTGAGCATTTTAAAGTATCCCTCAATAGACTTTTGTACCTGCTTTTGTGTCTGCTCCTGCTTTGAAAATACTTTATCTAATAGCCCTATTTAAATCACCCCCTTTAATAATTTACCATTGCCATGTAATTTGTCAGTTCATCCAGATATACAATATAAGCATCTAAGAGGGCTGCTACACCGTCAATACGCTTTGTGGTATCCTGCATCTTACACAAATACATATTTTGGTTATTATCTATCGTTACCGATGCATTGGCCAGATTCCATAATGTGATAGGATTAGCATTATAATTAATTAATTCTTTTTCAAGATCTGCCGCAAAATTTCGCATTGGTATATTAAATGTCTTAGCTCCCTGTGCTATTGGAACGGTTATCTTTCCGAAATAATTTTCTATTTCATCAATAAGATAAGTTGCACTGTAACGGTCATATCCAACTTTATAAAGATAAATTCCTTCTTTGTCTCTTAACTCAGTGAGCCATTTTGTTACATCAGTATATTTAATCTTATTTCCCTCGCTAAGTCTCATAAGTCCCATTCTAACCCATTCATCATAAGGAACTTTATCTTGGACTATCTTTGCTTCCAATCGGTCGGCTGGCAGCCAATACATTTGTTTCACATATAATACCGGATCATTGGGAACCCTGAATATAACCGTGGCACATGTTAAATCTGTTGTACTGGAAAGGTCAATACCGGCAATCCCGTATTTCGGCTTTAGTTTAAGTATGTCGTAAAGCAGCTTGTTATTAAGCTGTTCATACGTCAGCCATGCTTCTGAACCAGTTTCCGGCATATCAAAGTGTTTACAGAGCAGATTTTTAATAAGCTTTTCATTTTGTTTGGCAAGCTCTACTTTCTCAGCCAAATATGAATATTTAAAAGATATTCCAATATTGGGGTTTGCTTTTTTCCAACATGCCGGGTCTTTCCATTCTTTCCGATTATCCAGTTCATAAATAAAGCAAATTGTTCTATCATCTTTATATGTATCTAAACCGTTATAACCATTTATAATTCGTTCACATTCTGCGTATATCGTGTCGTATATATCCTGACGTATTATTCCGGCTGTTGTAGTGATAAAAAATAATGGCTGTCTCCTGGCAATCATACCATCAAACATAATGTCATATAATGCTTTTCCGTTTTTCCATTGCTGCAGCTCATCAGCCAATACCCCATGTACATTTAATCCGTCTAAGCTATCAGAATCGCTTGCGAGGGGCTTAAAAACACTGTCATTAAATTCGCTATTGAGTTCGCCGACTAAGGTCTTAATCCTTTTTCTAAGAACCGGTGATTTCTTCACCATCCTTTTTGCTTCTGACCAAATAATTTTACTTTGATCTTTCTTTGTAGCAACGGCATAAACTTCGGCGCCTGGTTCATTATCTGCTATTTGCAGATATAGCCCAATAGCGGAAGCAAGAAGGGATTTACCGTTCTTCTTAGCAATAATCAATATAGATCGGTGATATTTTCTGTTACCTTCAATATCTATAAATCCAAATGTGGCGGCAACCAGGGCCTTTTGCCAAAGTTCTAACTTTACCGGTTTCCCGCCCAACTCCCCTTTTGAATGCTTACAGTAATTTTCTACAAATTCTATCGCATGGTTCGCTCTTTTTACGGAATAAAAAAACTCACTGCTATGATCTATTACATCAGCAGCAAGTTTCTGGTATGTATAATATATCTTCTTACATACAACCTCTTGACCGGATTCTATTAAGTTCCAATATTCAAGGATAGGATTGTATTCTAATGGATATTTAATCACCCCTATCACCTACAAACTCATCAAAACCATCATTTTCAATCTTAGGTCCCTGTTTAGGTAGTAAGTCTGTTAATTGCTTCATGATTGCCATATAGTTCTTAGAAAGATTGATATATATTTCAACCTCAGAACACTTTTTGGTACCTTTTTGGTTTTCTCCGTTTTGGTATTCTTCGGTGTATCCCTTTTCATTTATAATCTTTCTTAACTCAAAAAGACTTGCAGCCATGAAAGCAGCTTCATCCATTAGGGATTCTACGGACCTTTTTGTTTTTTCTTCTAGGTCTTTAAATCTATCGGTAAGTTTTGCTTTTTCCTTTTTAATAATTTCATCTTTTGTCATTTCAAAGTAACTTTTCTTTTTAGCCAATAAAATCACCCTCTTTCATGGACTACACCCCCTATACATGAATCTGCGTGTTACTTTAAGGGTTTGCATCGGTCTTTTCCGATCGACCCCCTTTTGTCCGAATGGGGGCGGTCCCTCACTCTTCCGGCGGAATCAGAACAATCTTCCCACCCTGAAAATAATATCTTGGTGGATCCTGCTCTTCTCCCTCCTTCTCCTGGTTGTGGCAGGTCTGACAATCATATTTAAGGTTGTCATGATTCAAAGCTATGTATGGATTGTTTATATTCTCTGGTGTTAACCATTCCTTATGATGTACTATCTTACCTAACTCTTCATGACAGGTCTCACACATTCCGCCATCTATTGTTATCCTCTTGGCTATGTATGAAGCCCGACAATCCTTCCACGCTTTTGAATTGTAAAATGATTTCGAAAATTCCTGAGCCAATATATTACCTTGCTTTCTTGTAAATAAAAAGACACACCCTGGATTTCAGATGTGTCTTTCTGCGAAAGGAGTGTCAATAAAAGTAATTACTATACAAGTTAAAACAGCTACCGGCTATGACACCAAGCAGCCGTCAGGAGGTTTCTTATAACCTTCCCAGTTTGAATTATAGCATAGGTCTAATGGGCAATGGGTGCATTCTGTGCATTTTCAAGATATTTTCTAAACTTTCTTGAATATGTAGTCCTGTTTTTATCCTCATCCAGTTCAGCGGCTATTTCTATCCACCCCATTCTTTCATAAACTCTTAATTCAAAAACTGTTTGCAGCTCCGGATCATCAATTGCATTTATAAAATCTTCTATCTTTTTGACCTTCGCTTTATCAGAGTAAATGTCCGCTTCCAACTTACTAATTTGATTTCTGTATTTTTCTGCTTCACTCGGCTCACTTATTTGCACAGGAAAGTAGGTTTCAATATATGGATGTTCCCTTGTTGATCCCTTTACTTTACCCGCAACGGCAGGAATATCTTTATACCGCAAATTCTCTAACTTAATTTCATTACGTTCTATTCTTGCCATTAATGCTTTATACTGAATTAAATCTTTCTCTATCAATAATTTTCACCCCTTTGCTTTCCTTTCCAATTCACATATAACTACTTGTCCTAATTCTTCTGAAAATTTGGTTCCATATTTCTTGCTTAAGTCAATAAAATCAGTTCTAATATTTTGCCAGTACTGGTCATTATCTTCTGGATGATAATATTTTTTATATAGATTCCAGAGGTCACCGAACATATTAAAATCTACCGGTATATCCTTGTTATTAACTGCTGCCATCTAATCACCTGCATTTCCGAATGGATTTTCTTCACCAGTACTTAACTGCAAGAATCCATCCTTACTCTTTTCCCATCCATAATGCTTAAATTCCGTTGAATAATTCATGAATCGCTTAGTTTCTTTTTCGAAATACATGCCTATGAATTCATCACTGATACCTAAGTCTCGGTTTTTACAAACTTCAATGACATTATCATATCCAAGTAATGGGTTATCATCTCTAATACTCAAATGCTCCTTAATCCCTTTTCTAAAGTCTGTATTGCACCTATGTACTAAAAATACATTATCAGCGGCATTAGTTATATCTGCTGTCCCTGATATGTCATTTTTCCTTAAGAACATCATCGTTTTTCTGGGATGTGTTATAAAATGAATCACAACATCTTTAGATTTGCATAATGCTGTAAGTGCTATCACAAGATTAGATTGCTTTTCGTACTTCTCCCCAGTTACCGACGTAAGGTCTAAACTCATAAGGTTATCAATAATAATCACATCAATGTTATGCTGCTCTATACACCTTTTGACAGCCTCGACAAGAACCTCAACCTTTGAGCTATATGAATTGTTGTACACATATAGCTTACCTTCCAGCCATTGGTTGATTTTATCCCTGATAGCTGTCGGTACCGTATAATAATTTTGATACTGGGTGCTAATTACATTTTGCTTACCCGCGCATTGGAGATGTATCCAATTCATAACCCTATCTGCCCTTAACTCTCCACTGTATAATGCCACCTTACGCCCAGTATCAATACTTTCTATGGCTATCTGTGAAAGCAAGCTGCTTTTTCCGCATCCATTGGAACCGGACCATACTGACAATTCGCCTTTATTAAATCCCATTATGCGCTTATCCAGCATATTAATTCCGCTGGGGATAACAAAATTCATATTGCGTTCATGTATTTTGATATTCATTGGGGTAAGGAATATTTCCTCTTTTGCAACTTCTGTACTGGTCACTCCCACAATGCTGCTTAAGTCTACCTTATTTGCTGTACCGCCTCTGGTGAAAGGTGAATTCCCTGTTTTCTGTAACTCTCTGTCTATCTCATAGATTTCTGCATCAAGAGCTTTTTCTTTTGCAAAAGCAGCTTCTTCTTCTGGAGTAAAAGTTCCTCCTTCGTACATTTTGCATTCACCTTCCTTTCAGGCTCCTCTTTAAATAAATCTCTGTATAATCTCTGTTGTTCTTTATGGTACAGGAACGCAACGTTTTTCATTATCCTGTTATTTTCCGCCTGCCACTTTAAAAACCATTCGTTATAAGCTTCAATGACATCCTTACGGCCCATTCCGATTAACTTAGATGCCACCGCAGGCAGAAGTGACTTGTCGCATATACTGTACCCATACACCTTTTTATAAAATTGTTCGTTGTATTCAGTACTTCCACCTATCTCTTTTAAAAAGGATTCTTTATCAGGAATAGCAAACATCCCCTTTACTAAAATTTAAATGTCCCATCGGTTGTCATAGTTAATCCATTACCCTTAGTACATACATCCCTGATATCTGCTATCGTAGGTGGGTATTTATTAGACTTTATATATTCAATAACCGATATGCGACAAGGCTCATAATTCAAATCATTAAGTAGCTCATACCATGTAGCAATTGATTCTCTTGTGGGTAAAATATTATGATTAGGATAAGCCGTCTTAATAATCCCCGCTATGATTGCAAATTCCTTTTGATTCATCTAACCACCCTTCCATATTTTTAACAAAATCATCCTGTGTCTGTCTTTGCCTACTACTTCCGTTATCCTGTTTAAGAGGGAAAACGCCTTTCCAGCTATTCATGATGGATTGATTCAATATTTCTATTTTCTCGTCATTATCAGAGGTCATCCTATCCAGTTTTTTAATCAATAAGTCAATGGCATGGTCTGTCATGGGTGATTTTATCTTTTTACGGAAGTCAATAAAATCCCAAAAGGCAACATTTAACTTTTCATCAAGAGGATAATAGTTTTTTAGAACGGAGGCTCTTGGAGCCTCTTTATATTTATTATTTTCTTTTATTATTATCTTATTATCTTCTTTATTCTGTGTCGTTACCTTGTCGTTACCTTGTCGCTGGTTTGTCGCTTGATTGTCGGTTACCGTGTCTTTTACTTTGTCATTCACTTGATACAAATCATAGTTAAGCACTGTAATTACTGAACATTTCTTGCTTTGTGACCCTGTCATGTTCATTGCTATTTCATTTGTCGATTTTAAGTGTTCAATGGCTGTTCTCACCTGTCTTACTGACAACTTAGTTTCTTCGGAAAGAGTTTTATATGAGGCTATTCTTTGTCCTCTTTTTATCAAAACACCTTTCCATTTTTCATCATACCAATTAACAGTTATTAACAAATGAATGAATAATCTGCAGGTAGAAATATCATCATACCATTCCCATGAAAGCAATTTTCTATGTATGAGAATATGACCATTAATATAAAAACTTTTGATGATTATCACCCCTTATTCACTAATCTTAATTTTGTAGAGTTTTCTGATATCTATCGTAGGCTTATAAATATCAGACGGCTTCTTTGTTTTGCCATCAAAATTCAATAGCGGTTTATAATGAGATATACATACCATTTCCTCAATATGGACACTGTTTGGGTCTATTGGAACAAATGAACAATGTGTGATTTGTACCTGCTGTAGACGTTCCTCTAAAGATTCTAAGATTCTTCTTCTGGCATCTATTGACTTTCCTATGTAAACCAACTGTTCATTATTCCAAAAGAAATATATACCTGTATACTTTTCAAGGCTTTCTACTACATTTATAAATTCCTTACTAATGACTCCAACTTGCTTCTTTATTTTTTCTTTTTTGTTTATTTCAGAAGCTTTTCCAATTTCTTTTCTAAAATCTGGCTGATGATGGCTTATGAAGTATGAAATAATCGCATAATCTTTGGAATCCGGTAACTGTATCCCAAGCACCTCAGAAATTCCAGTAGCATAAGCAATCATCTTTTTGGTTGCTTCACACATTAACTCACCTGCTTTTCATTAATTGATCTGCTGCCTACGGGCATTAAGCAATGACTTAATCTTAAATGCCCGCATATTTAACCTTGAATATTTAATAAAATACATTATTCGCTGACTCACCTTATTTTTGATACTTCTGGCTTTTAATTCGGCTTTAACATAAGATTGCATTCGCTCCTTATCCTCATTCGAAAACTTGTCATCAGCTTCTTTGAATATATTAATTAACTGTTTCCGGTTAAACCCCCTTAAAAGCTTTATCATGTCGTTCCATGTCTGTATCTGTTCATTTTTCAATTTTATGTACTTCATATATTCCTGCCACTTTTCCTCTGAAATATAGCTCAATAAGATATTTTTTATCAACCAAAATCCAACCACTGTTACCCGCACATTAAATTCCATGATATCAAGGTAAATATCCTCCTGGTATTCCGGGTGTTCGTCTACCAGCTCAAGCATCCTGCTGCACGCCATGTCAACATACGTTTCCATACCCTCGTTATGCAGCAAGTTATTGATAATAAACGTTGGAGAGGATATTGTGTCCCTTAAGGCTATTGCCTGTTCTATTGTTATATCTGCCATTCAAACGCATCCTTTCACAGGGAAATAATCTATATTCCCCACTGATCTTTAATCTGGTTTAATAGTTTCATTTCGTTAGATGTATCTTTATCCGGGTTTGAATCTGGATGAAATTTCTTAGACAGTACCCGGTAAAATTGCTTAAGCGCTTCTTTATCTTCTGAATTGTGATTACTATGAAATATATCTGAGTAACCACTGCCAGCACCAGAAAAATATTTGTTGTAGTTACCGTAAAATTCTTCGTGATAACTACGGCTACTTTTCTCATATTCTTGCCGGGCCTTATATTCTGCTTTCACCTCGTCCAGTTTATCTTTATTCATGAGATTGCCGAATACATCGTATATGTGGTCGTACTTATCGCATTGATACTTTTCATTAAAATTAACCTTATTGGCAGCATACAGCGTGGTAATTCGTTTATGTTCTACTTGTACCTTATATTCTTCCGTCTGGCTAAATTCGTCTTGTATAGATTCAATTAATGGGTCAAGCTTTGTGTCTATCAAATTATAAATTTCTTCTTCGCTTACATTTAGTAATGTTGATAGAGCAATAATTTTTTTACTGCAATAATCATACGTATTAAACCATCCGTCCGCGATATCATAATATCTTGCCGTACAGAGAGGATACTGATTCTTTTTAACTTCTCCATTCTCCCTATAGCTCTGGTGAATACTGATTTTATATGCCTTTTTAATAGGCCGTTCAAAACGCTCTTCTCCATAAAAATGATAATAGTGACTCATGTCATGCCCGTTCATGGACATTTCCATAAATTTAGATATTAATTCTTTAGGATGTCCGTTTTTATTTGGTTTTTTAGTTTGTATCTCTTGAATTACACAATACATAAAATCCTCCCATTGGAGCAAGGTCACTATGAATGACTTTGCCCCGTGGTTACTGTAATAATTATTGTGATAACTACAACCCTTTTCCGCTTACTGAAACTATTGTATTTGCTTATTGTGATAATCCGTTTATGTATATTTGCATAGCCGCCCTAAAACCAGCCATAAAGCAAATTTCCTCTGCCCTTGCTTCCATTTCGCACTGTATTTCCTCTTGGGACCCCGTATCACCGCAGTTCTGAGCCAACAAGTAGTCTGACTGTAGTTTCATATATTCTTTATCTTGACTTACTGCATCACTGCAACTATTTTGTACAAAACATATAAAGTTTTTATCTTGCATTGTTGAATCCTCCATTTTGAATTAGCCTACAGATGAAACGGACTGTTTTAAAAGATCAGTGGTATTCTTAGCTCTATCTTCCTGTCCCCGTTTATAAGCATCTCTCGCTTGTTTTAAAAATTCCTCATAATTTCCCTTAAAGCACTCCTTACAAGCATCTTCGTGACATGTTTCAATCTTAAATACATCTTCATTAGAGCCAGTAACGGGCTTATTTAAACCTTCGTTATAAATGTCATTAAGTATAGCAATATATATTCTAAAGAACCTTATTTCTTTATCAGTTGCACCTTCTGTTCTTGCAAATTCCTCAGTGCATAGTTCTACATTAAAGGGATATTTCATGATTTTCTCCTTTTCTCTTGCACCGGATGAAAACCTATGTTATAGTAAAGGTATCATCCGGTCATATGAGTGTTGACGAGTTACTGCCATTAATAAGTTGCCGCTTATTTAATGGCTCTTTTTTATTCACCTACACGTCTTATTTTTCCATATGCATTATCTTTTTTTTGCGGCTCCTGGACCTCTCTGTTTAAATATTCAATCAGCTTGTCCAAGTTAATTAACTTTTTCCGACCCGAGCGAAAAACCTTAACTACTCCCGTGTTAATAAGACGGTTGATATGATACTCCGTGAAGGAAGTTTCCGGGTCCTGTTGCTTAAAAAACTCTGCTGCTTGGTGCGCCGTCCTCATTCTAACAATGTCTGACATATTGTCACCCCCGCTCTTATTTGATAACTTTAAATTGCCATGGAATCTTATCCGTTTTATGCCTTTTAGCCTTACCCTGTACAAATTCCATACCTGTCTTAATTCCGGCAAGGAACATTTCGTTATGCTCTCTATGCTCTTTTTCTAGCCTTGCTGATTCCTCTTCGATAAACTTTTCCCAATACTCTGATTCTGTATAAAAAGATTCAATTTCACCTTTACATAAGATAATATCAATATTTGCCTTTTCATAGAGTTCCTTTGCCGGTATTGTGTTAATATCATCATCTTCACCACATAAGTCAATACAGGCTTCGTAATAATCTTTCAGGTCAGCCAGAATCTTGTTTTTGTTTTCAACAAACCATGTATCGTTTATTGGCCCATCTTTGGGAAGAACTAAATAATTAAACAGTCCCATAATATTCTTCCTCCGGAACAATCTCCTCAATGTACTCATTGCTGATTTCTGTAGTACCATCGTCATTTGCTTTTACCTTAATTCCCAAAATTACATTATCTACCTGCTTTGTGAAAGTTAATACTGAGTACCCGGACTGATTTTCTTTGTGTTGCATTGTAAAACCTTGTAATACTTTCCATGAATCTCCGATTGTTTTTCTAAATTCCATTTATAGAATCCTCCTGTTTGTTTTAAATCTGATAGCCGATTTGTCGGCTTTCATTAATTTTTGGCGAACGGTAAATTTTACGGTCTGTTCCCAAATAGGTTTGACGTTTTCTAAAATTTTAGAAAACGGATTTTTCCGCTGTCAAAACTATCACTTAACTACTGGTAATGTAAATTTCGCTTTGATATTCTTACCAGTTTCATTAGAACAAACAGTTCCAGGGTAATCATTTTCTATTATCCATGCCTGGACCTTGTCATATACACTCTGTTTATACTGTTCAGCTACCCCGCTATGACCATGATTTGTGTATGGTGCATTGACAATTTCATCTGGTGCAATGTTTAGGTGAGACATAACAGCGCTTATGTACTTCGGATGTGGATTCCCAGTAAGAGAATATACTCCCATTAATTCAGCCATAGTAGTCTTGTCATAAAGATGCTCTTCCGGTGTAGTAATAGGAGCGTCAAAGCTTATTCCTGCCGCCTCTTTATATACCTTGCTTGCTGCTAATGCTATAAATGACGGTTCAACGCCTGCGTCTTGATATAACTTAGCCATAAACTTTACAGAATTGTTTACTGAGGATAAAGGAATCTTTCTTGATTTTTGGTCTTTCTCTGCCGCTCCATAGACGTTAAACTCTTTTGCTAAAGCATCTGCACATCTGTCTTGATAAAGCTCTAATCTTTCCGCAAGTTCTGGCAGTTCACTTTGAATTTTAGGTGTAATATTAATTTTGGCTAGCGCAAGAGGAAGTTTCATAATGTCAATGCAATATGTCTCTTGTATTCCTCCGCTTTGTGAGGGGTGAGAAAATTTTTGCACCCCTTATACAACACCATATTTAATAGCCATTTCCTTAACTATGGCAACATAACCTTCTATCAGTTTTTTATCTTCTGCAATAATATCAAGGTATGATAATTTATCTCTCTTTGACTTACAAACACCTTCATCTGCCATCCGTCCGCGTTTGAAAGTTAAGCGGGTTTTAAGATTAGCACCCATTCTCTTTTCAAGTTGTTCGTAGCTTTCTGTTCTGATCTGACTGAATGCTTGTCCACCACCTTGCTCAACGCTCATTTTGCGGATAAGATTTCCTGTTTCTTCTCTCCAATCAATAGAATTCATCGCAACAATTTCCTTGATACCATCTAATTTCGTTTCCACGGTACCAATCTTGTTATCCTGAGTATTTAACCGCTCACGCATGGACTTCATTTCCTGGAGGGATTCAATAAGCACATCTTCAATGCATTTGTGTTCAGATGCTTTCGGATTGAAATAAGATTCCTCCATAGTATCGAACTGCTCCCAGGCTTTTTCTGTATCAAGAATCTTACAATGGCGGCTTGCCCCTCTCCGGGTCCAGAGGTAAAGTTGTGAAGCGAATTTGCTTACTCCGGTATCCACTTCGATATTATCGAAGTACCTTTTAAAACTTTTTAATTCATCGCCTTTTAAAAGTATGTAATGCTTTCCTTCTGTAAAATTATCTTGGTGATTATTGAAGTTCTGCTGCACCTGCTGCTCGTTCGCCTCATAAACATCTGCCAGCTGCGCCGTAGTGATTACTCTTTCGTTGTTCCATTCGATCACTGAAACATCGTGATCATTAACTTTAATTATTTGATTCATAGAACTCCTTTCTTAGACTGTTTGTCCAATTCTAATAATTGAGATGTAGCACATTACAGCTCCACAATATTATGTCTATTGTAAATATAATCAGCATGATGTTATTACCAGCAAACCATATTTAACTTTGCCTTGATATTCTTACCGGTTTCATTTGAATGAACCATTTCAGGATAATTATTTTCTATTATCCACGCCTGAACCTTGTCATAAACGCTTTGTTTATATTGTTCTGTTACTCCACTATGCCCATGATTCATATATGGAGCATTTACAACTTCATCTGGTGTAATATAAAGATGGGACATAACCGCCCCTATGTACAGCGCATGAGGATTTCCTTTTTCAGAATATACGCCCATCATTTCCGCCATAGTAGTTTTGTCATATAAATGTTCTTCTGGCGTTGTTATCGGGGCATCAAAGTCAAGGTCTGTGGCTTCTTTCATGAATTTCTTAGCTGCCACGGCAATGAAAGCTGGGTCCACTCCTGCATCCTTATAAAGCTTTGTCATAATCTTTACTGCATTGTTTGCGGAAGATAATGGAGCTTTTACCCTAGTGTCCCTGTTTGGTATCTGCTTTGTTGCATTCTCTCTAAACTGGAAGTATTCATCAATCAGTTTATCGTGGATCTCCCATGCTAAATCTGAATCCATGATTTTAATTAATTTAGCATACCCTCTTTCAGACAGTAGATAAATATGTTCAGCTTTAGATATCTGCATCTGTGAGTATCCAAGTTGCTCTAATAATTGTTGTGCATCTAACGTATAACTTTTGTTGCTTGTCTCGTAAGCAACTTTCTTAAGGTCGATAAAATCAATATTTTCCTTAAACCTTTTGATATTGTCAGTAATTCTTGCCCTGACATTTTTAACTTCCATACCGTGAATTTCTGCAATCGTCTTATCAGACATGCATTTCTTATCCTGTCCAAATCCTCCCAATACCACCGGGATTATTTTACCCGAAAATTTTTGGGTACCTTTAATAATTAAATCGTTCATAGAACTCCTTTCATAAATATGTTTAGCTTTCTAAACTTTTGAATTAAAAAAATATTCAGGTATATCAGATGCAGTCAAATCCAAAACTTCAATGGATTTATTTATATCTTCCTGTGAAAACTCCAATTTACAATTTAATCTTTGACTTAATGACACTCTTCCCATGCCTATTTTCTTAGCGAATTCATTTTGCGTAGAAAACTTTTCTTTTATTTTTCCGCGCAATTTACTATAATCGTATGACATATTTACCCTCCTTTTGTAATGTTTAGTTTTCTCAACTTCCAACATCATATTATCACACAATTTTTTTAGTGTCAATAGTAATGTTTAGAAAACTAAATTTTTTTTAGTGTTTAGTTAATAAATGTTGCATTATCTAAACTTTCATGATATATTTATACATATATTGGAGGTAGATGGATGAAAACAATAGCTGATAGAATAAAAGAAGGAATGGAAATTAGACAATTAAAACAAATTGACATAGTAGAAAAAACTGGGATTAATAAAGGGGCCCTCAGCTCATACCTTTCTGGAAAATATGAACCAAAGCAAAATAATATATATCTATTAGCAAAAGCTTTGAACGTAAATGAAGCTTGGTTAATGGGATATGATGTTACCATGGATAGAGATTATAACGGAATGTTTGATAGAATGACTTCAAGTGAAATATATGATTATTGTTCTCGTGAAGGTATTAAATTAACCGACTTTATGAGTGCTCTTAAAAGTAAAGATGATATATTTAATGTAAAGATAAAGATGCTATTTAATGATCTGAACTTAGAAAATAAAGACAGGGTATTAGCATATGCTACAAAATTATTAGATATACAAAAAGAAGATGAAATTGTGCTTAATGCTGCTCATGCTGATGGAGTACCTACAGAAGAAGAAATCAATCAGGCAAATGATATAATGGACGATGACAAGAACTGGGACTAGTTTACAAGGGGTGTATTGATTGAATTACGAGGACTTAATTAATGAGGCATATGATAATGGCCTTAAGGTAAAAGAATTTAATATTCCGGGTTTTAAGGGCCGGATAAAAGGTAATAGGGTTGCTATCCGGAAGGATATACCAACATTAAAAGAAAAATCCTGTATTCTGTCGGAGGAAATCGGTCACTATTATACTACTTATGGTGATATACTAGACCAACGAACCACAGCGAACCGTAAACAGGAATATAGAGCCAGATTATGGGCATACGATAAACAAGTTGGGTTAATCGGTATTATAAATGCCTTTAATGCCGGTTGCCAGTCCTTATATGACATGGCTGAATATTTGGATATTACAGAAGAATTTTTAATCGAAGCTATTAAATGTTATCGTGGTAAGTATGGGGTATTTGCCACGATTGACAGTTACATAATTTATTTTGAGCCTAATTTGGCGGTCATGAAAATGATATAAGTATAGAGAATTAAACAAAGGAGAACTATGTTAAGAACGGGTAAAAATGTAATAATGATTATTGTAATCTCTGTTATACTTCTTTCAATAACAGCATGTGAAAATAACGGAGTCAATAGTAATGACTCATCAATTTTTCAAAATCAAACGGCAGAAAGCACGCCAACTCCAATAATTACGGACAAACCAGCAGGAACGCCAGCGCCAACCGAAACACCAAACGATACTCCTGCTGCCAGTGATAATGATTCTGTTTTTACATATGACGGAAAATCCTATACCATCATTAAGGTTGACGGCGGTGACTTATCTGGTGACAGACAACCCAATGTGGCTGTAGATATCGGATTTGGTGATAGGACCTACTGGGGTTTAACTAACGAATATGGACAGCTTATACATGTCATCGCGGATAAAGTTATTTTACAGGATGACGAAAACGAACCAGTAACTTCTGACGGTAGGTACTATGAGGATGAAGCAAAAGTCCCAGGAACTGAAAGCCCTGACCTTGACGAAGGGCATGTGATTGCAGATTCTTTAGGCGGTGTGTCAAATGCCTATAATATTACACCGCAGGACAGCACCTTAAACAGACATGGCGACCAGGCATATATGGAAAAAGTACTTAGAGATGCTGGCGGGTGTAAAGATTTCGTTGCTACAATTACATATCCGGATAATGAAACACAGATACCTTCACATTATCACTTTGAGTATGTACTTAAAGGCGAAAAAGTAGTTGATGATTTCGACAATGTGGATCCCGATAAAGTAAATGCCTCTCTCACTACTGCACCGGAAGAATCAACTACTGCTGCACAACCATCAAATGAAGAGACGGACCTTACAAGAATTGATACTAATGGTAATGGCAAAGTGACAATAGCGGAAGCTAAAGCTGCAGGTTTTAAAATGCCGATTTATTCAGACAACTGGCTTTACAAATATATGGATGATCGGGACGGTGACGGAAAAGTCGGTGATTAATACGTAAAAAATCGCCCTGGTTGCTGCCGGGGCGATTTAATATATAGTATAAGCATGAGCCTATACAATAACTCTCACAGGTTTATTGTATCATACCGGCTCAAATAATACAATACGAAAGGATGTTTGATACAATGGCTACAGTAGAAAAAAGAGGGAATACTTACCGCATAACAGTCAGTAACGGATATGATGTAACCGGAAAACAGATTAGAGAAAAAACGACCTTTACTCCGGATGAAAACATGACTGAAAAGCAACAGAAAAAAGCCTTGGACGATTTCGTTTATGAGTTTGAAAAAAGAGTGAAGAACGGAAAATATTTAAATGGTGAAAAAATGACCTTTAATGAATTTTATGAATATTGGTTAAAGGAGTACGCTGATAAGCATCTGGAAAAAACAACTCTTCAAGCTTATAAGGCGGAGCTAAATCAGAAAATCATTCCGGCTATAGGTCATTTGAAAATAGCTAAAATTAAACCTACACATCTACAAAGTTTTTATAATAATCTCATGGAGGACGGAGTTAGAAAAGACGGGAAGGAAGGGGGTTATAGCCCGGTAACTATCAAAAAAGACCACGCCATAATAAGCGGTATGTTAAAGCTGGCGGTGTTGTGGCAGCTCATAGAATCAAATCCTTGCGACAGGGTTGCTCCTCCAAAGGAAATCAAGGAAGCTGCGGAGGATGTTAAACACCTTGAATTAGACCAAGCTGAAACATTCTTAAATGCTTTGGAAAAAGAATATGCCACAACTTACAAGTCCCACGACAGAATTGACGATACCGGGAAAAAATATCACGTTCCGGAGTATACAGAAACCAGAGATATACCTCTTCAATTTAGAGTATTTTTTAATTTCGCGTTATTCGGCGGTCTGCGCCGTGGTGAATTAATCGCCCTAACATGGGATGACGTTGATTTCAAAAATTGTACTATAGATATAAATAAGTCTACTGGATATGTAGACCATAAACAAATAACAAAAATGCCCAAGAGTAAAAGCTCAATAAGAACAGTGGTAGTTCCTGATCCGATTATGAAGCTGGCGGAAAGATATAAAAAAGAACAATTAGAATATAGGCTTTCACTTGGAGATCAGTGGGAAGGAAATAATCATATCTTTATCCAGGCATCCGGAAAGCAAATGAACCTTTCTACCCCCAATCATACTTTCCATGATATCATTGATAAATATAATTCTACTGTTGAGAAAGAAGAACAGAAGTTACCGCATATTCCTTTACATGGGCTAAGACATACATCAGCAACTTTTTTGATATCTGAAAATATTGATATAAAAACTGTGTCGGTAAGACTGGGTCATGCTCAAACTTCAACTACCGTAAATATATATGCCAAGGCACTTAAGAAGCTGGATAAAAAAGCATCTAATGCATTGGATAATTTATTAATTAAAAAGGCTTAGAAATCATATTTTTAATTGCCGTTTTGGGGTTTATTTGGGGTTTGTCTTCGCAAATTCTTATCAAATGTGACTATCGTTTACAAAGAGTATGTAACGGAAAATCAAGCAAAATCAAGGCTTACAGTATTAGATTACAATACACAAAAAATAGCTTTTACGACTGGCAGTGTGGGGGTCAGGGGTTCAAGTCCCCTATGCTCCATATTTGGAAATACAGTGAAATCAAGGATTATAGCAATTTATAAATTATTATGGCACTCATTGCTGAGTGCTATTTTTTATGTTTTGTGACTACAATTACTACTATTGACCACATACCTATTCGATAATTTAAAAAATTGTTTCATTTTTTTAATTGGCTTTACACAACAAGTAATTCTTTGTACTAGACACAAAGATTTATTCCATCCTCTTGCTAGGTACGGGCTTTATCTTTATATTACCCAATACAGCATATGCTGTTACATGTCAATAGCAGGCGGATAATTCACCTGTAAAAGGTAATCCTCTGTATATCTAATTTTATTGTACCTATATCAACTATCAGATCTATAAAACATTAATCAGAAGTTTTATTTCCACAAATTAGTATGCTTACAATTACAATAATAGCTGCAAGTATCTTATTCCCTGTTAATAAAATTACGAAAAATAATATAATCCCGCTTATGATTGACCTAATGCCTGATTTTCTTTTTAAACTTAATAAATTCGTATCTATAACAGAATTCTGATTTAATATATAAAAACCATCTTTAATGAATTTAATGACACATAAAAACCCTAGGAACCATATAAATTCATTAATAAAATAAGTTCTGGGATTAATTAATTCTTTCATAACTAAGTATATCAATAAAGATATCTCAATTGTTAACAGAAAATAGAATGTAATACGATATTTATTAAAAGTTTTAACTTCCGTTCTTTCTTCATCATTAACATCCGTTTTATAAAGCAGCATTAAAACTAGTGATAGAACCACTACAAATATGACAACCCAGAATGCCTTTTCTCCCATTATAAATTGCAATGTTTCCTTGCGTAATGGGTAATTAATACCGCAAAATGGAATAGTTAATAATGCGATTATAATTGGTAAACTTACCAATTTCTTATTATTATATTTCTCAACCAT